TTGTAAACGCACTTGAGGCCATGTCGCGTGAACAGTTTGACATCGCTGCTGATGAGTTCATGGATAGCAAATGGGCTTCTCAGGTAGGCAATCGTGCTGTTAGAGTAACCGAGATGATTCGTACAGGTGTGTATCAGTAATGCCTTTGCAGAAATTTATCTTTAATCCTGGAATTAATAAAGAGGGTACTGATTATAGTGCCGAAGGCGGCTGGTTCGATGCGAACTTAGTTCGGTTTCGTCAAGGATTACCTGAAAAAATAGGCGGGTGGGTTAAATACCTCACATCGTCTTTTACGGGAACAGGTAGAAAGTTACACGGCTGGGTTACGTTAAACGGTACTAAAGCCTTGGCGATTGGTACAACATTTAAATTGTATTGGCAGGAAGGTGCTGAGTATAACGATATCACCCCTATTCGAGAAACTACTGCTGCAGGAGACGTTACATTTTCTGCTTCTAACGGCTCTTCTACTATTACGATTACTGATACAAGCAACGGAGTCAATTTAAACGATTTTGTTACATTTTCTGGAGCAGCGTCGTTAGGCGGGAATATTACAGCAAATGTTTTAAATCAAGAATATCAGGTTGCTTCGGTAGTAACTACTAATTCTTATACGATAGAAGCTAAAGATACTTCTGGAGCGACCGTAACGGCGAATGCTTCTGATACTGGTAACGGCGGATCGTCTACAGTAGGTGAGTACCAGATCAATGTTGGCTTAGACGTTTTCGTATCCGGTTCTGGTTACGGTGTTGGAGCATGGGGTAGTGGAGGTTGGGGTTCATCTAGCTCGTTAAGTGCTAATAATCAGCTACGTTTATGGTCACTAGATAACTTTGGTGAAGATTTACTCGCTAATGTACGAGCAGGTGGAGTTTATTACTGGGATTTTTCTACTGCTAGTCAGAGAGCTAAAGCCCTTAAAGATATACAAGGTGCAAATTTTGCGCCTACTGTCGGGTTACAGGTTTTAGTTTCTGATATTGATAGACACGTTATTGTTTTAGGTGCAGATCCAATAGAAGGCGGGAGCAGGTCTGAAGAATTAGATCCGTTACTTATTGCATTTTCAGACCAAGAAAATCCGTTTGATTGGGAGCCACGTTCTACGAATACTGCGGGTTCATTACGATGTTCAGCAGGGTCAGAGATTATTGGCGGTTTAAGAGCTAGACAAGAAACTCTTATTTGGACAGATGTTGCGCTATATAGTTTACAGTTTATTGGGCCTCCAAACACATTCGGCCTTACTCTTATTAACGAAGGAGTAAGTTTGATTGGGCCTAATGCAGCTTTAAACTCTCCTAGCGGAGTGTTTTGGATGGATAAAAAAGGATTTTATACATACAACGGGGCGGTACAACCTTTACCTTGTAGCGTCCATTCTTATGTATTTGACAATTTAAACATAAGTCAGGCGTTCCAAGTATTTGGTTTCGTAAATAAACAGTTTAATGAAGTTGGTTGGTTTTATTGCACTGGAACTAGCACAGAACCAGATAGTTATGTTACTTATAATTATATTGAACAATCGTGGGCTATTGGTCAACTTTCTCGTACTGCATGGTTAGATGAAGGGATTGAAGCGTTCCCCCGAGCAACAGGTAAAGATAGTTCTATATCTTATATTTATTCCCACGAATCAGGAAACGATGATGACGGTTCTCCTATGGATAACGTCTTTATTGAAAGTGCTGATTTTGATATTGGGGAAGGAGACCAGTTCCAATTTATTCGTAGATGTATACCAGACGTTAAATTTACAGGTGATTCCGGTAGTACGCAGGCGATTAACTTCGTGTTAAAGGCCCGTAATTATCCTGGAGACTCCCTTACGACGGATATAACGTCTTCCTTTACCGGAAGTACGACTAAAATAGATACCCGCGCTAGGGGACGACAAGCAGCGGTACGATTTGAATCTGACGATAATGCTGATGAAAGTTTACGGCTTGGAGTCGGGTTTGTAATTGGAGCTACTCGTTTAGAAATACAGCCTAACGGTAGGCGGTAATGGCTAGAATCCTTACCGGAAGATTACCTGTTATTAACCAAGATTTAGTTGATAGCGCATCGTTTAATAGAGCTATGAGGGTGTTGGAACTTGGTTTAGGGTCGTTTGATCCTACAGCAACTCCTCAGTACACCAGCTCTAACAGAGACGAGTTAAGTTTTGCGGTAGGCGATATTATTTGGAATACTACAGAAGAAGTTCTTCAAGTATATTTGGGTAATTCTTGGCAAAATATATCGACGCCGAGTACTTCTGGATTGAGCGCAACAGGGAGCGTTGGTACAGTTCAGGTCGTTACGAACGGTAACATCGTAGTAGCCTTATAGTTATGGCAAAGCCTAAGAAAAAACCTAAAGTCCCTGCGAAGTATCTAGCTGGTCTTTCTACTGAAGAAAAGAAGAAGCGTAAAAAAGAGATAGCTAGGAATAAAAAGAAGGCGATGGATGATCCATCTGCTTACAAATTTTCTACTGATAAGAAAAAAGGTAAGCGTAGGAAAACGATAGAGTCTAAATATACTCGCAGGTTTAAACAGAGGTTCGGCACAAAGTCATGAGTCTTTCCGATAAAACGAAAAAGGCACTGTCTAATAAAGCGGAAGCTGCTCGTAAAAAAGGCAAAAAAGTAACCGCTGGTCAACTTGCTCGTGTATATAAACGAGGATTAGCTGCATATAAAACAGGGCACCGCCCTGGAACTTCACAACACCAATGGGCGATGGCCCGTGTAAACTCTGTGCTTACTGGCGGTAAAGCAGCTACAGTTGATAAAGATATTATGAAAGGCTCTAAAGCTAAAAAGAAACCAGCTAAGAAGAAAACTTCATGAGTAGGATATTCGACGAAGATCAAACGAGTTCATTAGTTAGTTCTATGATGAATCGTGAATCTAATGCTTCTAAGTTTGTAGAACAGGGCGAAGATATTGGAATGCCTCGCGACGTTACGATGGATATCCTTAACCGTTACGCAACGTATGGCGCGAATACGGGAATCGGGAATCTTGGTGGGGAGCGATTAGTTAATGCTCTTAACGACAAATACCGTAAACGTGTTGATGAGCCACTGCAAGAAATGCCTAAAGAAGCGTTTATTGGTGGGTTAGCTGAGTTTCTCGCAAATCTTGGTTCGTCGGCTATGCAAGGCGTAAGTAATGTCGGCAGTAGTATCGCAGATGCTTTTACGAGCGGTGGGGCGGAAGCGGCTAGTGGGGCAGCAGATAGTTCTGCCGCTGCGGTCGAAGCAGTAAATTCTCCTGTAACTATAAGTTCCGAAGGAGCACGAACAGCTGGAGAGGGTTTAGGAGAAGTTACTTTAGATGTTGCTGCTCCAGATTTAGCGAGCGTAGACCCAAGTCCTGATCCTACTCGCTTAGAAAAGTTCCAAAAGTATTTAGACGAAAATCCTTTAGTTGCTAAACAGCTTATGGCTTCAGGTCAAGATCTTGGTAAAATTCTTGGTGCAGCTCTTGGTAGCGGCGGTAAACGTGAAAGTAAAGTTCCTGTTCGCGCTCCGCGTCCAAGGTTTCAGCCAGGAGCTATCCGTAGCCAACGTATCGGTATGGAAGACGGCGGTCGTGTCTTAGGTCGTAAACTATTTTTAGAAGGTGGCGAAGTCGACGGGCCTGGAGGCCCAAAAGAAGATTTAGTACCGATATGGGCAAGCGATAAAGAATACGTTGTTTCACATCAAGGCGTAAAAAATATGGGCGGCGGTGATTTCGATAAAGGAATCGCGGCTCTTGATAAAATTAACTTTGGTAAATAATTATGGCTGAAAACGATCAAGCGTATAGTTATCAGGCTCCCGATAGAAATATCTATGACTTACTTATGGGAGGAGGAAGTCGTTTTGGTCTTATGCCTCAAGTTGAGGCGTATTACCGTAGCCAATTTGAAAATTTAGGTGGGCCAGATACTAACCCATTTACATATACTGGTGATCGTATTGCAGAATTTTCTCCTAGAGAAGAATATGCAATGCAACTTGCTGATCAAGGCATTGGCGCATACGCTCCGTATCTTTCTCGCGCTAAAGGATTAACCGAAGAAGCGTTAGCTACGATGGCAGGAGGTAGCGCAGAAGCTAAAGCTGCGTTACTTCGTGCGCAACAACAAGGTGAAGATTATACTCGTACAGGATTACAACAAGGAACTGATTTCCTTGGTCGAAGTATAGATAAAACATCTGAAGCAGAACAAGGACTTATGGGCCGTCTTCGTCAAGCGGAAGGCGCTTTTCGTGGAGCAGAACGAGAAGGGTTAGGTTACGCTTCTGAAGCAGAACGTATCGCTCGTGAAGGTCAGGCAATAACCGATCCATTTTATCAAGAAGGTATCGCGGGAGTACGACAAGGTCGCGAAGCAGAAATAAGTGGATTAAGTGCTGCTGATCAAGCTGCCCGTCGAGGAGTATCCGCTCAAAGTCCGTATTTACAAGAAGCCTTACAACAAACTCGCGCTAGTACGGCGGGGTTCGATCCGTCTTCCGTTTCTTCATATATGGATCCTTATGAACAATCAGTTGTTCAACAAACAATAAAAGATATTCAAAAAGGTCAAGCCCAAAGCGATATTGCTAGACGAGCTAGTGAAATTGGTTCGGGAGCGTTTGGTGGTTCTCGTAGTCGATTAAGTCAAGAAGAATCCGATATAGCGACGAACCGTGGAATGATGGAAGCTGTTGGGGCATTGCGTAGCCAAGGTTATCAAAGTGCGCGTGACGCTGCGATGGGGGAATTCGGTAGAGCTAGAGCGGCTGAAGCAGGTGCGGCGGGGATGACCGCTGGTTTAGGCGCACAAGCAGGAGGCGCTGAATCCGGATTAGCTCAACTTTTAGCAGGTACTGCTGGTCAACGAGGTTCAGCTTACCGTGGTTCGGGATCTGAGATTGCTGGTTTAGGTGGCGCGATGGGCGGGAGCCGAGAACGATTAGCGGGTACTGTCGGTGCTTTAGGTTCTCAACGATCTGGTTATCGCTCAGGATTAGGTACTAACCTTAGTAATATCGGTCAAACGGGTTATGGCGCTAAAATGGGAACGGCAGGCGCTTTATCTGGAGCTGGTTCAGAACTTTACGGTATGGGTGCAGGGGCAGGTCGACAGTTTTACGATATGGGCGCAGGAGCTTCTTCTGGGTTAGCTGGATTAGCCGGTAGTTTATCTGGAGCGCAAACAGGAGCTGCTGGAGCGTACCAAGGATTAGCTGGTGCAGAAACAGGTTTCCGTCAAGGCGATATTGGTTCTATGATGAATATCGGTGCGATGAACCGCGCTAGAAACCAAGCTGGTTTAGATTTAAATTATCAAAATTTTGTTGGGCAGTATAATATGCCTCAACAATTAATGTCAGGTTACGCAAACTTCTTAACTGGCGCTGGCCCGTTAGCTGGTGGTACGGGTTATTCAGGTACTACTCAACAAACTCCGTATACGGGATTCGGAACAACAGGTAATTATACAGGCGGTTACTATGGGATGCAGGACGGCGGTCGTGTTATACCTAAAGGTAATAAAGGATTAGCAGCGTTATCGCGAAAAGCACCTGAAGTAGTACGAAAGATGGGGTTTACCCCAGCTAAGAAAAATATGGGTGGAGCCATTAATCCTCGATTCCCAATGGCATCCCGTAAATTAGGGGTATAACGTGGCGAATAATTTCGGTTTTAATATCGGCGGCGGTAGCGGTGGGATTGCTAATTTAGTTCAGGCACCTAAAGTTACGCCTGTTCGTACTCAGCAGTTTGCACCTACGCCTCAGCGTCGTGTACAACGCGACGAAAAAGATCCTAAAAAACAGATTCTTGGTGCGTTGTTAGGCGCATCCTCGCCGTTTTTAGCTGAAGCAGGACTCGCGGGTCTTGCAAAAATCCCAGGTTTGGAGGATAAAATCTTTAAGCCTGAACCCGCTGTTCGAGATGAATTTGGTATAACCGACCCTGTTACTGGAGCAGGAGGTATTCCCTCGCAAGTAAGACGTAGAACAATAGAAGACTATAATCAAGGTCGACCGTTAACAGATGACCAGTACGAAGCTCTTGAAGACGCGGCTCTTTTACAAAGGGCCGGTATTGGTGAATTAACTGCTGGGTATTCAGACCCAGTTGGTATTGAAGAAGCTAAATTACGCCGACGAGTCGAAAGAGCGTTGCCTTCGACTAAACTCCCTCGTCAAAAAACATTGCTTGGTAAAGGTTTAAGTGAGTTACTTACTTACGCACCTGCGATAGCTATGGCAGGCGATGAAGATGACGGAAGTGTTGCCGCATATATTTCCGCTGCTCAGTCTGGTAAAAAGCTAGAGGGCGCGTTAGACGAGCAACGTCTCAAAGCCTATTTAGATAGAGAAACGAAACGTGGTGAGACACTTACTGATATAGGTGATTTTACCCGTAAGATTTCATATAGCGCAGTATTACAAGACGATGGTACGTTTGCACCAATTAAGCGTACTGCTTTAATTTCTCCTGATAAATCTACCCGTTATGTTCTTAGTCAAGGAAACCCTGCAGTTGATTTCGTTATTGGGGAAGATGGTTCACAAGTACCTGTTCCTAAAGGGCAATACTTTATTCGTGAATCGCTTACTTTAGACGATACAGATCCTGGAAAACCGGAAGACGTAAAACTATTTGACACGAATAGCGGTCAAATAGCCTACGGAACTGTGCAGTATGCTCAAACTCCTTCAGGTCGAGAAGCTCGTATTTTACTTAAAGATCCTCGTAACCGTCGAGGGGATAGTAAACAAACGACAGCTGAGTCATTAAGGCAAGAGTTTGGTGATAATTGGGTTCCGTATGACCAAGAACTCGCGCAATTAGACGCACGTGAAAAAGGTGATGCGCAATTAGTTAAAAAATTCGACGCAAGGATGGATCGTGAAGTATCTACGTTTGAAGTAGCTAATATCGCGTCTACAATTATTCCTATTGCAATGGAAGCGGAAACAAAACCTGAGCTTTTAACTAACGCTGGCGCACTTCCTGGATTTTTTGACCAAGTTCGTAAAGAAATAAACTCTGTCTATAATATATTTAACGCTTCAGGAAATCCTGTTCGTAATGTAATTTACGACAGTGCTGCAGATCGCCAGTCTGCAGTTAGTATGAGTAACCTTTTATTGGCTGCAAATAACTTTAGCCAAATACAAAGTAACTCTAATGTGACACGGGCAGATGTAGACGCTGCTAGAGATCAATTAGTTTCTGCATTAAAAGTTGTTCAAGCGAGAGCTAAAGAACAAGGGGCTAGTGGTTCATTTATTGATATGAATCTAGATTCGGCAGGTTTCCAAGATCTTATTGAAAAGCGAGGATTATTAGCTGCAGGTCAGTTACGGCTTGCTTACGCTGCTGCAGCAGCAGATGGCCAAACAGGTACTTCTTTATCCGATAGAGACGTTACAAACTTCCTTTCCCAGTTAGGTTTTGGCGATACTAACGCTAAACTTATCGGTAAAAAGATGACTAATTTCGTTGTTAATCGTTTTCAAATGTTCGATGAACGGGAGTTTAGAAACCTATCTAATAACGCTAGAAACCACTCGGAAATAGATATTAGAGAAACAGACAATTATTTATCAGGCACGTTCGGAGTAAGTCGTTCTGATTTAAACGCGCTTCGAGATCCTAAACTCTCTCAAGAAGATAAAGAAGATGTTGCTTCTAAAATTCAAGAGCGCATTGCAATGGTTACTCGCGGTTCAGCTGCACCGGACTTTGTATACGATAGAGAAAACCAACGTATCCGCTATGTTCCGATTTTAGAAAGATTAAAAGGCCGAGAACTTTTATATAACCGTTATATGCAAGATATTTTCCCACATTACGGTATTACTGAAGACCAGATTAATTTGGTTGGTGGAAGTGATATTGACCTTGGGTCGACTGGTCGTAGAACACGGACTACAGTAACGCCGTATCAACCTCGCATTCGCGTACCAAACCCCTAAGTAGACGCAAATACTATGAGCAAGAATCCAAGTATCCAAGTCTTAGACGAGTATTTGCAGACTCCGCAGTTCTATACTTTTAAGGAAAAGTTAACTGCCGCTCCCGTTGGTGGGGAAGGTAACTTTACTATTGGTGAGATTTTCGAGAACGACCCTGTCCGTTTAAATGCTTTTTTAGAATCAGAATATTTACAACAACAGGCGGAACAAGGCGACGAACAAGCTCTTGCCCTCGTAGATAGTCAAGACATAGAAATAGCTAATGCAGTAAATACTTATTTACAGCGTTATTTACCGCTGGACGATGTAGAACAAACTCGTTTAAGTTTAGATACACCACCGAGACCTGTTGCTTTAGGTAGAGAGGAAGGTCTACCAATAGATATAACTACGAGCTTTGGGCAACCCCCTTCAGACTACGGTCGTTTAACTGAAAATGTATTGACTAGTGAAGAAGATCGTCAAAATTTAGTGTCATTAGGTGTAGACCCAGATGTAGTCTATCAAGGCGACCAGAACTTTTACGAAAAATATATGCAAGGCCAGTTTCCTACTGGTTCTATTGATAAAGACTCTCCTTGGCGTGTTAAAGCGTTTTTCTTCCCGATTAATATGACGCCGTTCGAAGCTGAAAAATTATTAGAACAAGAATCACCTAACGCTGAATTTAGATATATTAATCCTCGCGATAAAAGTATGGGACTCGCGATTCGTGATGAGTCTACTAACGGCAGGTTCGTACCTTTACGTCCTCAGTTTGGTTTAGAAGCTGGAACAGAAGGATTAATTACAGGATTAGGGCAGGAGATAGGTGCTCTAGTTACTGAAGCTGTCGGATTAAAAGGTTTAGGTAAATTAATCGGTGAAGGTGTCGAACAAACAACGTTTAGTCGTAAAGCCAGACGTGGGGCAGGTACAGTTGCACTTGCTGGTTTTTCCGCAGGTATGGGAAGATTTGCACAATTAGCTTACGGTAATGCCCAAGGTATTAACGATATTTCAATAGAACGAGCTTTCGAAGATGCAGGATTAGCTGCTCTTTTGGGAGGGGCTGGTGCAGCTACTGTTGGCGCAGCAATGGCAACGGTAGGTCAGGTCTGGAAAACTATAACAGGCTCTAATATCCCGCAGCCAGTAATAGATAGATTACAAGCGTCTATCGCTAAAATTAAAACGAAAGGAACTGGCGAAGAATTTACGTCTGAAGAATTAGCAGAAAGAACCCGACAAGCCGCTCTTGCAGTAGGGGAATCAGTAGCAGAGTATCGCCCAACAGCAGGAGAACTTACTCAAGACGATTTCTTAAAAGCGTTAGAGATAGAATTATTTTCGCAACTATCTAATACTGCTAAAGGCAGACAAGCCTACGAAGACATTGTCAATAATAACTCCAATGCTGCATTTAATTTTTGGCAAGAACTTACTGAAAACGCCCCTGAACTAAAAGGTATTTCATATACAGATTTTCGTGAGTTTTTAAAGAAACAACAGGACGATTACGCAGCACAGGCTGCCGAAGCTGCAAAACTCAAGATCCGCGATATCGAAGAAGGGGCAAAACTAGACGAAGTTTTACCTGAGCAATCGCCAGAACAAATGCTTACGATCGATGAGCTAGGTTCTACGTTTACGAGAGACCAAGAATCAGGAAGTTTGATTTTTAAACGTAATAGTCCTGAATTTTTAGCTCAATCTGACGAAGCGTATAACGCTGCAAAAGATTCAGTAGCTAGGGAAATAGATGCGTTATCAGGTCTTAAATACGATCGTAAAACTGATTCAGCGACGCAAATAATTCCAGCTTTCCGCGAAGCGTTTAACGCTGGCGAAGATAAAGACGCGATTATGCGTACTTTAGGCGAAGTCGAAGCGTCGGATGTGATTAAAAGTATGATCCCGATGCGAGATGGGGTCAGTATTCTTAAACAACTACTTGGTGTAACTGTCGATGATCAAGGTAAGTTTTTAAAGCAAGCTGATTTAGATTTCGGGCAGTTAGCGGGAATGCAAAACGCACTAAATAGTTTGTTTATGGAAAGCTCTGACCGAGGAGTTAGAGAAGTAGCGATGAAATTGCGAGATGCAGTAGAAGCGCAAATAGATGATTTAATTACTTTTCAAGCGCGTAAACAATTAGCTGCTGAAGGGGTCGAAGCCCCTACCGCTAAAGTGCTTGGAGAAAAAGTCCAGGAAATAGCTGGCCCATTAATTGAAGCCCAAGCTGGGTTACGTCAGGCTAATCAGGCTATTGAACGAAGATTTATTCGTGAGCTAGTAGATAAAGAACCTTCGGAAATAGCAGACTTCGTTTTATCTTCTAGCCCTAAGCAGATTACTCAGTTGTTAGATCAGATCTATCAGCTACCTGATTCTATCGTTCGTATGCAAAACTTGCGTCAGTTAGTTGTCGAGAATATGCGCAAGTCTATGGGCAGCTTACCGTTAGCAGAACAAAATAAAGCCTATGCTAAATTTTTAGAAAAGAACGCTGATCAACTAGAGGCGTTATTCCCTGAAGCTCAGTTTTTAAAGCTAACTAATTTTCAAGAAGTTCAAGAGCAGGCTCTAAAAGATATTGCTGAAACAGCTGAAACATTAGCGGAACTAGAAAAGAAATTAGGCAAGCCTCCCGCTGAATTTATTAGCGACTTCTTATTACAAGGCCGTAGTGCACGATTGACTGGTGCAGCAGAGATGTCTCGTCGAGAGTTTGGAGAACTAATTAAACAAAACCCCGAACTACAGCCTTACGTTACGGCATTAACTAGAGACTTTTTCCAAAAGAATTTTGAAACGACTAGAACCGCAGGAGACACGATGTTTTCTGGAGGGTTAGACGTAAACCGTTTTATTGATTTTGTCCAAAGTGGCGTAAGAAGTGGTCAAGAGGGTAGTTCAGAGTTAGGCCAAATCTTTAGTCCTCTACTTGGTAAAGAAGAAGGACAGAAGTTTGCTAAAAATTTACGGATGTTAGCACAAATTTTAGATCGTGGAGTACGAAGGGCATCCAGAAGTCCTATGTCTCAAGGCCCAGCAGCTAATCAAACAATAGATGATTTTTTACAAGAGATGTCATTTTTGCAGAGAATTTTTATTGCTCCGCTGACGCAAACAGGTCGTCGAATTACTGCTCTAAGTATGGGGTATCGTGATCAAGCGAAAAGTGACCTACTAGAAGTTTTATCTGATCCAACTAAACTTGACATACTTCTTAAAAACAGAGCAGATCAAATTTCTCGTCGAGATTTTTATAAGTTTCTTGGTGCGTTAGCCGCAGCTAGAGAAGTAGATATTGGCTCTGAAACTAACGAAGATACTTATGATAGAGCTATAAAAGGATTGCAAGGGCCGGTAGAAGGTATCGCTGACTTATTTTCTAGGATGTTCGACGATGAAGATTAAACTTTTTGAGCCACCGCTACCTGATCTAGATATGGTCGAAATCGAACCCCCACAAATGAACAGGGGCGGCGAGGTTAACCCTGACCGTATCGCGGCATATATGGCAAATAATCCTATTGTTGCCGGCGCTCGGCGAATGGAAGAGGGCGGAGGGACTTCCCTTTCTTCTAATTCTAGAACTAGGAAACTTCAACAATGGTTTTTAGATAGAGGTTTAGATCTCCCCCCAAGAGCGGAATCTTCTTTTGAAGAAAATGAAGATTACCGAGAATACTTGAAAGACGCAAAGAAGGATGTAGCAAGCAATATTGGTGACCCAACTAACCCAGGGTTAGGTTACAAACCAGAAGAAGCTGCTTACTTAGCAGAAAATCAACCAATATATCAGGACTATAACGAAGAATTAAAAGCTCAACAGCAACGAGAGTTCGATACAAATCCTGAAGTAGTTCAACAACGCCTTGATCAAAATCTTTATACAAAAGAAGATATTCTTGATTTAGTACAACAAGGATTTACATTTTCAGAACCACAGTTTGCTCAATTATTTGAAGCAGGACTTTTAACTAGAGAAGAAATAGCTTCTTTAGTCGACGCAGCTCTTACAGAAGCAAATACCGGCGATAATATTACTACAGAAGATGTAGAAGATATCGTAAGAAGTACAGGGTTAACTGAAGAACAAATTCAAAATTTAATTGACGAACGTGGACTTACCGAAAATCAGGTTTCTGATTTAATTTCTGGTCAATTAAGTGATTACACTCCGAACGTTGATTTATCCGGCTATTTAACAGCTGACGATTTATCAGGGTATGCAACACAAGAACAGGTGGAAGGTTTAGAGGGGTTGTTCCAAAACTACCTTACTCCTGAACAATTACAAGGGTATCTTCCACAAGAAGGTCAATACGTTACTCCTGAGCAATTAGCTGAAGCTACCGCTAATGATTACGATTCTGTTATACAGGGTTTGACAGACCAGCTAGGCGAGCTTGAAACTAAATATCAAGATGTGCAATCTCAATACGAAGCTGATGCTGTTAATCAACAAATATCCGATACGAAAGAAGAATTAAATAATTATTTTGCAGCTGTTGCGCCTAGCGGCCCACGAACAGGTTCTACATCTCAGTTTAGTTCTGGAGCTTCGTTCCTTCCAGGAGGTAGCCCGATGGCCAGTCTTATCGGCAGCCAGCGAGAAGGACAAGGCCAAGACCCATTTAGTACATATCTCAAAACATTTACGCCAAGTTATAGTGCGTATAACGAACCATTTACTCCTGAAGAATATAACGAACGGAATCAACCGTTTACTGGTGGAATGTATAACAATCCGTTTACTGGCGGGATGTCTTATAACCCCGAAAAAAGGAGTATGGGCGGTCAAGTTTCTAACGGTATAATGGATTTAACAAATTTCGATACGAATGTACAACCGTTCCAAAATGCCTTTCGGCCTAACGTACCAAGGAATTAATAATGGCTATCCCTATGAATGAAATGCCGAATCGCTTAGACCAAATAAGAGCTGACGCTGAAATGGCAGCTCCTCCCTTGCCCCCTGCCGGTGGTGCCCCAATTCCATCCCCCGCCGGTAGGGGAGCACCTATGCCCCCGCCTCCAATGGCTGACGCTCCAGAAGAAGACCGTTTAGCTGAACTAATGGGCGGGATGTCCGAAGAACCGATGATGCCTGAAGAAGATCCGATGGCAGATGTTCAACCTCAAGACCTTGCAGTAGGTATCGCGCAATCTGCATTAGATATTTCTGCTTCTCCTGAAGAAGCGTTAGCGGCTGTAGAAGCAGCTGCTGCAGAACTACGAGCTATGTTAGCTTAACCAGTTTTCCCACTTGTCATCGCCTAAGACTTCTTGGGCGAGATCAAGTTTATTACGCAAAGCTGTTACGATTTTTTCGTCTACCGTATCTTTAGCAACAAGGTCAACGTAAGTTACGTTATTCTTTTGTCCGATACGGTGCGCTCTATCTTCTGATTGTAATCTCTTTTCTAAGTCGAAATTGTTCGAGTAGTAGATTACGTTTTGCGCTTCAGTAAGCGTAATACCGTAACCACCTGTTTGTGTATTGCCTACGAAAAACCTAAGCGTTGAATCGGGGTTCTGGAAATCTTTAATAACTCGTTCACGTTCATCGGGGCTGGTATCTCCGAAATAGGCAGCTACCGAATCAGCTCCGAACAATCCTTGTAATGTTTCAACGATTTCTAATATATTTTGGCGGTAGTTTGCCCAGATAATTACTTTACCTTGCATCTCACCGATAATTTCAATTAGTTCGTCGATACGGTTGTTATCTACAGGCGTTTCTACGCCGTCATCGCTTTTTATATGCCCACATACAATCTGGTGTAACCTGAGTAGCTGAGTGAGTACATTAGTAACGCTTACCATTTCTTGATTTGCAAGTTCCGTTATCGCTAGTTCTTTTAATTCAGTGTACAGTTTCTTTTGTTGCGCGGTCAGGGTTACTTCTCTCCGGATATACAGTTTTTCCGGTAAGTCGAGGCAGTCGTTTTTAAGTACCCTATAAGAGAACGTATCTAGCTTAGACGTTAGTTCGTCTAGGTTCCTATACCCTACTACCTGTTTAACGGTACGGCCCCCGAAAAAGCGATTTACGACCTCTCCGAAGTGGTTTTGGAAAGAGTAGAAGGAGCTATATCCGAGTAGGCTTGTTCCGAGTACTTCAGTTTGACTATACAAATCTAGCGGCGATTGAGTTATTGGTGAGCCGGTCAAAATCCTACGGAACTTAGTATTCTTCGCCAGTTTCGTAATAGCTTTAGTTCGAGAGGCTTTCGGGTTTTTAATCGTTGTAGATTCGTCAACCGCGAATAGCACTTGATGACCGAGGATAAAGTTCTCAGTAAATTTGACACCCTTAGCTGTGCTGAACGCTTCGACGTTAATAACGAAGATTTTGAGTTTATCTTCACCTACGTCAAATAGTTTTATCAGATCTGTTTTTTCTTGTTTACGAGGCGCAGGAGACCATATTGCGATATGGCGGTCGATATGGTCGGGCATATGGTCGGGTATCTCTTTCGTCGACCAGTTCTTATATACTCCTTTCGGAGCTATGATAACGGCTGCGTTAATCGCGCCTTTACCGTATAAAATACCGATCGTGTCGATAAGGACTTTCGATTTACCTGTCCCCATTTCCATAAAGAAGCCGTACTCTGCTTTGTTCCAAGAACGGGTTAGCGCCGTTTTTTGATGCGCAAACGGTTGCGTTTTGAATTCGTACTTCAAAGCTGTTCCTTTCTAAGTTCTATAAGTAAGTATATAGAAATAGAATAATAAAGAAATGAATTTCCGAATTGGTAGGAAGCCTGTAATAGATATAATATATTCTATTAGTTTTACTCTCTCACAGATTCCTATGTAGAACAGTAACTTAGACTCTTATCTATTAGTTCTATTACTCTATTAGACGTTTCTGTTAATTTTTTTATAAAAAATTTTATTTTAGATATAGGTAATACGGGGAATACAGGAAATAAGGGTTTACTTACGAAAAGGCGCTAAGGTAAGGTATAGCCCTATAAAGGAGAAATTAGAAATGACAGTCTATATTGTCCAAGATGTTCCTGGAAGGAACTTCGTACCTGCAACTAAGTACGGGGAATTAGTTTCGTTACTCCCAGCGAAAACGAACCTTATGCTTACGACAGGGCCAGAGGTCGCACGCCTCAAACGAAAGCTCATCGACTTCAATGATGACGATTACCTACTCCTAGTTGGAGACCCCGCAGCTATCGGTTTATGTTGTGCAGTAGCCGCAGCAATAAATGGACGGTTTACGGTATTGAAATGGGATCGACAAGAGATGACTTATTATCCAGTATTGTTCGATATTAGGGGCGGATCACAAGACTTAGGAGAACTATATGTCCAATAAAAAAGATACACCATTGTCCTTTGAGGAGCTAACAGGTGCTACTTCGCAAGAAGAATGGAACGAAAAGACACTCGATAATGAGTTCGCAAAGATCAGTGCTACTGCAACAAAAATGCAGGAACTGCAAAAAACGATAGCGTCTTTAGAAGACGACCTTAAACAAGCTAAAGAAGTTCTCCGTGTTGTAGAAGAACAAGAACTTCCTGAAGCGATGCAAGGGGCGAATCTGAAAGAAATTAAGCTAACGAACGGTGCCAAAGTAACGATTAACGAGTTCTATAAAGGGTATATCTCCGAAAAGAACCGCGAAAAAGCACACGCTTGGCTCCTCGCAAACAACCACGGCGGCATAATTAAGCACGAAGTGAACCTGAAGTTCGGTAAGGATGAAGGGGATAAAGCTGCAGACGCCGTAGCAAGTCTTCAACAGAAGGGGTTAGACCCAGCTGTTAAAGAAACTGTTCATCCACAAACACTAAATGCGTTTGTAAAAGAGCAGATGACGAGCGGGAAAGACCTTCCTGCAGACTTATTCGGGATATTCGTCGGATCCCGCGCCAAACTAAAATAGAGGTAACTCATATGGCTAGTAAGAAAGTAGCTGAGGCTTCGTCCTCAGATTTAATTCCTTTCGATGACGATCTGTTATCGGCAGGTACTGGACTCGAAGAAGCGAGTTCAGATGATTATGCGATACCGTTTTTACGGGTACTGCAATCAATGTCTCCGCAACTCAAGAAAAGTGACGGTAAGTATATCCAAGGTGCCGAAGAAGGAATGTTTTTTAATACCGTTACCGAATCGGTATACGATGGCACTGAAGGCGTGATAATTATTCCCTGTGCTTATAAGAAAAAGTACATTGAATGGGTTACACGGGAAAACGGCGGCGGGTTCGTATCCGACGAACATTCCGCTTCGATACTTAAAGAGTGTAAAAAAGACGATAGCGGTCGGTTTATTTGGACAAACGGTAATCAGATCGCAGAAACTGCTGAGTATTACTCTATCTTAGCGCAAGACGAAAACGAGCCAGAGCAGGTTTTGTTAAGCCTCACATCTTCGCAGTTAGGTTTCTCTCGACGTTGGAATACGATGCTAAATAACGCACGTGTCAAAAACGCGAAAGGTGAAACAGTAGCAGCACCGATGTTCTCTTATATGTACAACCTTACTACGATTCCTCAATCGAATGATCAGTATAGCTGGATGGGATTGTCTGTTGAAAAAAGCAGACCGACTCCTATGCCACTAGCGATGGCTGCACTTGACTTTATGAAAGCCG